GGTCCACTAAAAGTTGAATTTGCCATAATTTCCTCCTCGGGAAATAAGTTTTATCATCTTGGCTTGTCTGCTAGGTCAGTTGATAAAACAATTAAAAGTAATCCTAGTAGTTGAATATTATACCAAAAAAAGAGAGGCGTATAGCCTCTCTTTTAATTATTGCCGGTTTGAGTTAAAAACCACCGGCGAGGTTCTTAATTAAGTGTGAACTTATGCTCCGGGAGAACCGAATACACATCTTGGATCCGAGAATCCAAAAGAGTATCTTTCTCTTGCCTTGTAACGCACATTACCTGTGTCGAAGTCTGCTTCCATCGAAGTTCTGATTGGCGAACGTTCAAACATTTTGAATCCGTTCGGTGCATCAGTCTTGATGAAAAAAGCGTCAGTGTCAGTAAGGTAGTGGTTGACTACGTATCCCTGAGGGACCATACCCATATTTCTAACAGCGTTAATATCGTTGTCAGAAGTTCCTACTCTACCGGGTGACTCAAGCAATCTATCAGCTGTGAATTGTAGCTCTTTAGGAATAATTAACTTAGTTCCTTGTACTGCTACTTTTAATCCACGTTCGTCTACGAACGCCGCAATATCAATCAATGCTTGCTCAAGAGAAGTTTCGTTTAGGTCAGCTGCAGTAGAGAGTTCGTTGCTTAAAGATCCACCACTAATTGTAGGGTGGTCTGTAGCACAAAGCTCTTTACCGTCACCGCCAGCGAAATTGCTGTTGAAGGCATTGTTTAAAACTGAGGCAGCTTTAATTTGCTTGGTAGTTGACATACTTCTTGCAAGCGCTCTTGTATATCTTGCAGACAGTCTGTCGTACAAGTTATCTTCGATTGCTTCTTCGGTTATGCTAAACGCTAGCGCAACTGTTTCGTGACTGTAACGAGCAGTGAAAGACTCTTGAGCTGTATCAAAAGCCACTCCTGATCCTTCAGACTTTACAGGCGCTACGTCAAAACCAGACAGCATTACTTCTTCTTCAAAAGCTCGATCAGATGATTCTAAGTCGAAAATTTCAGCGTGTTCATTTTCGTATCTGTCGTACTCAAGACCAAAAAGTGCGTTTAGTCCGGGTTCTAATTCCTTAACTAATTGTGCTCTAGATATTGCCATTGTTTATGTACCTGTTATTGGACCTCTGTAGGCGTGCTCGTTAATCATGACTACCATGTTAGCGTGCGTACCTGCGACAAGTCCGTTTTTGTCGTCGTCTGCGAAACCTACAACCTTCAATTGAAGGCCTTGGGTTGTTGCGAGAGTGCTTACGTCAAGTTCTCTGGAAGACAGTCCAGTAGTTGTACTACCGCCAGTTCCGACCGAATCAGCATTTCTACCAACAGCTGCTTGAGTAGTTGCAGTAGCGGTATCGCCCTGAACTAAAAACAACATGTTGGGATCGTCGTAAATATATACTTCAATATCACCTGAACTAGCAGTTGTGCTAGCCACATAATTATTTTTGTATATTGGACCATCAGCGGATTGGAAGAACACGCCATTAAATACACCAACGATGTTAGCATCACTAACACCAGCTTGTTCAATATATCCAGCATTAAACTTCACTAAATCACCTTGAAAGATGGTAGTTCCGTATCCTGATGGATTGATTAAGTATTTTCTAGCTTGTGGGATAGCATTTGATGGTGCAAAACCTTGATAAGGTCTTAAACCAAATGCTGCATCTGTATTTGCCATTGTATCTTTTCCGTATATAACAAATTAAAATTAAGAAACAAATTAGACCTTAGTCTTCTCTGTTTCCGCCAAATGTTACGCGACTTTGTCTATTACTATTAATAGGCATGGCTGGATTTTGTTCCTTCATCAGATCATTGTCTACTGCTAGAATTTGATCTCGGGTCTTTGCATTGAAGTATTGACTTCTTTCATCCACGGTTTCGCGTGGAATTCTACAAAGAATTAATCCGCCAACACCAATCACTCCGTCGTATTTGCCAGTGTCAAGGGCTGGATACTCGAAGTCAGGGTATTCATCGGCTCGAACTGGTTCCCACCCCTCACGGAGTCGGGCACTCATGTTCTTGCGGTCATCAAAACCTCTTACTTCAGTTCTAACCCATCTGTGGACATATCCTTCAGGTGGTTTCGGTGCATCCAAAGCGGATGGTGGAGCCCATGGTTTCCTTTGAGAAGTTTTCTCTCGGGTTTGAGCTTCGCGTGGTTGACGAGTTTCGTCAGTTTTTTTGTTAGCCATTATATGTTTCCTCCACGTTTATTTAACATACTTCGCGTATTCTTCAAGTGGCACACCAAGTTTTTTAGCAATTGCGACCTGCGAAGGTGTGAGTTTCACAGATTTGCTGCGTCCAGTTTTTGCACTGCGTTTAGCAGATGCAACCGTTTGAACGGTTCGGGTTTTAGGCGAAGAGTCCTCATCAAATTTGTGAGGAAACTCGTTTCTAATTCTCTTATCAATTTCAGTATAGTACTGATTGCCCGTGGGATCAATGCCTTCGTCTACTAATTCTTGATGAATAGCAAAAGAAGTCATAGTCATGGCTCGATCTTGACCGAACCACTCGTTCTCTTCCGCCCAAGTTTGAGCTTTAGGATCGGGGTCAGCATACTGAACTGGTTGTTCCGTTGAAGTTTGTTGTTGTTGAATAGAAGGCGTTTGAATTTCTGTCTCAGCCTTCTCCTTTTGTTTATTAATTGCTTGCACACGTTGCGCTTCACCGGCTAACACAGCGAGCCTTTGTTGGGCATCTGTTTGTTTGTCTATGTCGTCGTTTTCGTTTGCAGCTCTTAATTCACTTTTAGCTTTTTCAGTTTCAGCGGTTATTCTGTTTGCTTCAGCTAAAATATAATTATTATCTAACTCTTCAGTTTTTGTTTTTAGAGTTGTATTTTCTTGCTGTACATTTTGTGCGTATGATGTTGCAGCTTGTTCGCGACGTTCTGCTTCGCGTAACTTTGCGGTTAACTTATCAATTCGCTTTTGTACACCCTTGCTATACTCCTCATGTTCTGTTTCGTCTTTTATTTCTTCGTTATTATTTTCTTCGATCATCTCTTCGACAACGTCAGACTTAATAGTAGTTGTTGAACCTTCTTCAAGTTCTATTTCTACTTCTTCGCCGTCCGTGTCCATTGGTACAAGCTCATCAGCTTGGCTCAAATTTTTAAATTTAGTTTCTGGCATGGTACCTCTCCATGTAGTTAAAAGTTATGCAGAATTGCTTCTGGATCCGATACTGTCGCGATGATTTCATCATCGTTGAGTATTTTTATTTCTCCGCCCTCAATGTCAATCCTTGAGCCTGCGTATCGTGCATACAATACCCAGTCACCTTTTTGACACCATGGTCCGGAAGAAAATCTTTCGCCTGAGTAAGCCATCGGGCCTACTTTTAATACATAACCTAAAACAGTAGCGGCTTGTTGTCTGTCCAACGCTTTGTCTACTAAATGAATACCACCTTCGGTTACTTTTTTTGTTTTAAACGGTAGGATCATTAAACGCCAACCAGTTGGTTCTGGTAGCTGATCTATTACACTTTGGTCTAATGCTTTGGGGTCTAGTGAATCGGGGTCGCTTTTCTTTTTGCCACCCTTATACGCTTTTTCTAAAACGCTTTTATTTTTAGTATCCTCTTCCCATTTCTTCTCTAGTGTAGTCTTAGTCATTAAACGTCTCCGTGTGTTTTAATAAGTCTCGAATTTCTTCTCTAACAAAATTCAACGCTTGGACTTGACCCACAAGATTTTGATAATGCTCATGGTTTTCGACACTACCAGTCAACATTATTTCTTGTATCTGTTCCTCTCTTTTCGAGATAGCGCGCTGAACCATTTGCGCGAAATTAAGTTCGTCGATCTTAACCTCCTCGGTTATTATTGCGTTGCATATCAGCTTGTAGCTTCATAGCAGCGATGTCTTCCTGTGATTTTAGCTTTTCTTCGTCTAAATCTAAACGTTTTTCTGCAATTTCTTTATCGTCAGCATTTTCTTGAGCTTTAATCTGTAGCTCTTGAGCCTTCAATTGAGTGATTGCATCACCGTCACCAGTCTCTAAAATCTCATCTAGTCTTGGCATGAGCTGTTGCATAAGCTCTAATTGTGTTTTTGCTTTTAAATTTTCTAGCATGACGTTAGGCATAGGCGGTTGTCCTTGGGCCGTCGCCTGTTGGTTCTGCATTTCTTGTTGCTGCATCTGCATTGCTAGTTCTGGGTTCTGTTGCATCTGCACTTGTAATTCTTGTTCAGCTTGTCCTTGGGCCAAGAACGAAACGTGCTGTAACACATGACTAATGACGGCAGTGACAGTAGCCGGATTAGCTTGGACATATTTATTTTCGATGAAGGCCAAATGAATTTCTATGTGTGTCGCATGATCTTGTTCCGGGAACGCCATAGCTGGACCACCCATTAACATTGCAGCATTTTCACTAGCTGGATCCATTGGTATTGGTGGTGGTGGGTCTGGTAAAAATAAAGTATCTATATTTTCTGTGCCGAGTGCTTGGTACATACGACGATACGCTTCTTTAATATTGTGTATATCGGGATTGCTTTGAACCAATTGTAATTCTTGTTGAGCCAAAGAAATTCTTTGCGACATTGAAAAGAAGTTTGGATCACTGACTGGGATAATATCTACGCGACCATCAAAGTCTGATTGTTTAATAGTTTGATCGCCGCCAATAATTTGATATGGATATTCAGCAGGAAGTGTTTCAGAAAACAGTCGAGCTAATATTTTAAATTCTATTTTTTGTGCGTAGTGTAATCTTTTGTGTACCGCTGACATGACTCGAGTGCCTTGCTCTAATAAAGCCATAGTCGTACCGACTGGTAGTTCTTGATTACCTTCGCCTACTTGTAAATTAGTTGTCGACGCAAATCTTTGTCCAGCCTCAACACAAGTTCCCATTAATGCTAGTAGAGTTTGTGAGGGTTCTTTGTAAGGTAGTGGTACTAACGAATCCCTAAGTGCTCCGCCGGGAGCGTCAACATCTCTGAATTCGCCGGGCTCAAGTGGAGTCTCATCGTCCCTGATCCTAAGTCCTCTCGCCTTAAACCCGGCTGGGAGATTAGCTAGTGTACCGGCATCAATCAATTGTCTTAAGGTTGCTGTTGCAGTTCTTGAAAGACCACCGATCATGTGAATTAGTCCAAAGCCATAGAACCCTAGACCCGGTAAAAATTTGTAGTGTACAAAGTATTGAGTTTTTTGTTTAAGCGGATCGTCTTCACGATAGTTACGACGAATTGATAAAATCTTTGCAGAAGTTTTGTCAATAGTAATGACATACGGTATGTGCATACCGTCGGGATCTTCAAAACCCGGTAAGTCTAGTGAGACATGAAACTCTAAAAGCTCATACATCATGTCTGAGGTATTCTCGATGCCTTCTAGTTCGTCAGTTTTTTCTTTAATATCATCAATACCGACATAAGAAGGTTTGATTTCAATATCTGAGTAGACACCACTAAGTTGCTGCGAACGTACTTCGTTGTGTGTCATTTTGACAATGTGTGTTACACGTTCACAAGTGTTTAAGTCACTTGCTGAATAAGGTACTAATAAATCTTCGACGGGAACAAACAGACTGCAGGCTCTTTGTTTCATAGTATCGTAATAAACTTTTTTAAATGCCGATCCGGCTAATGGTAAATAGAAAAGTAACTGATCCATTTCTGGGGTGTACTCCTCCATTTCAGTTGTAATCTGGTAATTCATAAACTCTTGTACACGCGTAGACTGCAACTCTACTTCTGGAGTTGTTGCGCCCATGATTTGAGTTTTAACTGGACCTTTGGAGGGTAGTAATTCTTTAAATGCCTGTGCTTGGAATTGAGTAACGGCTTCTGCCATCATTGGGTGGGTTACTCCTGATGCACCCGGAAATGGTCTATCTCTATCTTCGTATTTAAAACCTAATAGATCGAGTCCTTTTACGTAAGTTTCTTCCCATTCTTCTCGACTGCTTTGATCATCTTCAAAATCTGCCATTAGCTGAGAACTTAGCGCGCCTAATTCGCCATCATCTATGTACTCAGCTAGGTTCGCATCAAATGGGGTGTCATCTGGTACGTCTTCGTCGGGGAAATAATTTACTTCTGCGGAACCGTCCGCAGCGAATTCAACATCTACATCCGTATCTTCTGGTGTAGGCGCTTCAATTTCTACAGTCTCGCCTGATTCTATGTCTAAATCGATTAGATCAGATAAACGTTCTATGTTTGTAGGTGTGTTATTTGACATATTTTAATAAAAAACTTTTAATCTTCTTGGCTCATTATCGTTCATATCTTCATCAGAAGCTAGTCCTATAAATCCACCTTGTCGATAGCGCATTAATGCTTGTGTAGTGGAGTCTACCAAATCATCGTGATCTCCAAAAGGAAAAGCTGCACATTCTTCAATTAATTCTTCTGCCCAACGAGTGTCTGGAGCATAGACCATGCCGGATTCTAGCATTGGTGAAATAGCATTTACTCGAGCAATTTTATCTTGACCTCGACCCGGAGTGAAATTTACTACTGGAATACCCATTTGTCTAAGCTCTTGAGTTAGTGGCATACCGGTAGCTTTTGCTTCAATTATGACTGTGTCTGGCTCCCAATATTTATACTCTTTTAGAGCTTGGCGTTTTAGTTCCGGAAAATCCCAACGTCCTTTCTTAACATCTAGTAATAACAACGCCGGCTGCATATTGTTTTGATTGGGTGTAAACACACACCATGTGGTTATGGCTGAGAAGTCAGCGGTTTCGTTTTTAGAATACGCCGTATCATACGATTGAATAACGTATTGCATTTCTGGGATTTCTTCTTCGTCCCAAACTTGCCACCATTCTCGTTTTAAAATTGCACCTTCTTCAGAGGTTGGGTTTTGTAGCCATTGCGCCGACCATTTTGCTACCGGTAACGAAGCTTTAATTGCTTCTAGTTCTTCAATCTTCCAAAACTCCGGCCAAAGGGGGTTACTTGTTTCTGGGAAAATGGCTGGGAATTCTACTACTTCCCATTTATCTGCTTTTGATTCTGATTGTTTGGCTAGTAATCTGCCTGTTAAGTCCTTGGTCGACCAGCGAGTCATCACTATAACTATAGCTCCACCCGGTTGCAGCCTTTGTCTTGGTCCAGAACTGTAATATTCCCAAGCGTTATCCAAGGCTCTTGGTGACATCGCGTCTTGCTCGGAGTGAATATCGTCTAATACTAATAAATCTGCACCACGACCTGTTACTGCACCACCGATACCAGCATAAAATGCTTCACCACCTTTGTTGGTTTCCCAACGACCAGCTGATTTGTTATCTTGTTTTAAAGATACTTCAGGGAAAACTTGTTTGTATTCTTCTGAACCAATTAAATCACGCACCTTTCTACCAAAACGAAAAGCTAATTCTGCGGTGTGGGTAATCTGCATGAGTTTTAGTTTGGGATTGATACCTAGCAACCAACTTGGAAAAAATACTGAAGCAAATTCTGACTTAGTGTGACGTGGTGGCATGTTAACAATGAGTCTTTTGATCTTGCCTTTGGCTACATCTTCTAGTTTTTGTGCAAATATTTTGTGGTGTTCCCCTTCAACAAAGTCTGGCCACATGTGTTTTATATAAGTAATAAAATCATCACTGCCTTCTTTTTGTAGTAGCTTGGAATCGAGAGCTTGGGTGTAGGACACAAGCTCTTTAGCTGCATCCGGGTACATTTCTGCGAATTTTTCTAGATCAAAATTATTTTTGTCTGTCATAGGTTTTATATTCTATTCTTTTTCTTTGTATTCGACTATGTTTTTACACCACCAGTATAATAAATCTTCACTTAGTGTGTGCTTTAGTATATTTATCCGACTGCAAACTAATTGAATATTGCTGGGAATGTAATATATGTGCGGATCAATTCTATCTATTGAAGCGTTTAAATCTTTCTTACCTGCACCATCTTTATGATAAGTCATAACCAAACCACTTAGAGCACATTTACCTTCTTGTTTGTGCCAAACATTTACTAAGTCTTGGGCTTCAATAGCCCAGATCATGTCCGGATTTTTCTTTTTACGACTGTACTGCAGGTGCGTAAAAATACTTTTTAAATAGGTTTCGGGAGATTTACTTTTACTTTTGTTTTGCTCAATACTTCGGCAAGCAGTGCATATCTTACGGTGGAACTTTCCTTTTGCATTAGCGCTTTTAAATTTATCTAGAGAGAAAGTTTTCTTGCACCCTATACATTTTTTAGTACTCATCTGGATAAATCTTACACGATATAGGACCATGAGCATACCTTTCGGGAAAAAATTTGAAATATTTTTTTGGGCAGATTTTTAAAATATTTTTTATCAAAAAGGGGTTCGATCTTTTTAGGATCTTTTCTTATGTGTATTTCCTTTCTATATATATTAGTTATGTATTTAGTGATTTGGGGGGGATGGGGTACAGATACAAACGACATGCTTCACCATCTCTACATTCATTGTTTGAACATTCATTGTCTAAACATTCATTGTATTAGCTATTGATTTCTTCAGCCTCCCTCGGGGCAAGCCCTCGAACCGTCGATCATCGAGTAGCAATAGTAATACATTCATTGTTTAGACACTCATTGTTCAAACACTCATTGTAGAGATGGTGAAGCATGTCGTTTGTGGTTTGGGCGTTCGCGTGACATAACATTTTACTAGCTTTTATATGGGATTCGTTATATAATTTCCATATCTTTAATAAACCATAGGAGGACAAATGAAGATAATATTTAACTTAACTTTGGATAACGGCACAGTAATTGGTGGCGTTGAGCATGACCTTAGAGATTTGGTTATCAATGGCGTAACTGTTGTTTGTAATGGTAGAGCCGACACTATCCAGATAGAGGAGATCGCTAATCTTAGCGATCAGTTACAACCTAGAAGATTGGAGGACATACAATGAGAAAATGTTCAATTTGTAAAAATTCTTTTGAAGGCATGGGGAATAACCCTATGCCCTTAAAAGAATATACTGAGCGTTGTTGTGATGATTGTAATAATGATTTTGTAATCCCTACTCGTTTGGATTTATTAGGTCGTAATATTAGAGAGGACATACAATGACTCGAAGGGATTATATTGCTATCGCTGGCGTACTGAATAAGTACGCTAACGATTTGCCAAGTGGCTTAGTGTTTGACTTGTCGTCAATGCTAAGAAAAGATAACCCACAGTTTAACCCCGAGAGATTCGGGGACGCTGTGTTTAATAAGGAGGAGAAATGAAAGCGTATTTAATTGACCCTGTACAACGAGATATAACTCTCGTTGATGTGGCAGAGGAAGAAACTTTAAAAGACATGTATGACAAGTTGAGTTATACAGACCACGAAGTCGATATGGTTGAAGCTGTTGGGCTTAACTTTAACCATTGTATTTATGTTGATGAAGAAGGATTGCTTAAACCTAACCGAGACTTTTTTAACTTTCGCATTACAAATACTAATACAGTTCGTATAGCAGGCAGAGGTTTGGTTATGGCTCACAATCGCGAAGGCGATATGATTGATGTTGGTATTTCTTTACGAGAATTATACTCTCGCTTCTTTTCTTACCAACCTGTCGAAGATGCTGAATAACGATTTTAGTGTCCCCACACTTGAGGGAAGCTTCGGCTTCCCTCTCTTTTTTTCTTTTTTATTTAGATTCACGGATCCCGCTCCGTCAGTCAACGAGCAGATACAAGCGACAAGTTTACAGATACAAGCGACAAGCCCTGCACTCGTACCTCGTTTGTCGCAGGGCTTGTCGCTTGTCAAGGCGTTTTCGCGCGAAATAAATCTTGACATGGATATAAATGTATGGGACGATACTTATATAATTTAAACAAACCATAGGAGGTTTAACATGACTAAAAAAGATTATGAACTAATAGCTAAAGCGATTAGAGATGAAACAGAATGGGTAAGACTTAATGACGGATACGGAGGAGGAGAAAGCAAAATAAATCCAACTGATCTTATGTCAACTTTAAGTTTTAATTTTAAAAAAGACAATCCTAACTTTGACCAATTCAAATTTTGGGATGCTTGTAAAAAACCTTTTCCTGAGGAATGGAAAACAGAGGAGGAGAAATAGTATGGACAGTAATATATCAATCATTGAAAACCCAATGCTTTCACAAGCATTGGGATCTCTACAAAATCTAAACAAAACTGAGCTTGAATTAATACGAACCTGTATAGACGGCATGCTTAATGATAAGGAGGGAAAATAGTATGGGGGTACTAACCAAGACCACTCCTATGGGTTGGGCGATCACTTCGGTGGTCGCCCTTCTTTTTTGGGTGCCTCTTTTTTTGAGCTGGATCCAGCTACACGAATAACGCAGATACAAGCGACAAGTTTACAGATACAAGCGACAAGATTTCCATTGGAAATCTTGTCGCTTGTCAAGGGCTTTTTCGTGCGACATAAAATGTCGCAAGGGCTTTGGTTATGTGTTGGTCAATATTTAACCATGCGTCAGGGACAAGGAACGAAGGATTAAGACCTTCGGAAAGCAAATTTTCGAGCTTGGACGAATGATATAGGTAGAGCTGAGATTTTTTAGGTTGTTCTTGGACGAGGGACTTAACCAAGATAAAACAAGGGGAGTTTATTCTAGCTTTATGAAAGGCAATTTGATGCGGAGAGATTTTTATTTTATTACTTTTGGTTACTTTCAATTCAACAGTAAATAATAGCCCTTCTTTGGTTGTGCCGAGTAGATCAGGAACGCCTTGCGTAGCGAAGGATTCGAGCCTTAACCATTGATAATGTTTAAGTTTCTTTCTTATCTCTTGCCAAAAGTTTTTTTCTGGAGCTGACATTTATAAAGGCATTTTAAATTAGATAAATAAAAGAGTAAATAATTCTTTACTTTATGGGAGATATGCTATAAATTATTAGTATGTTTTTAACAAATTATAGGAGAAAAAAACATGGATTATAAAAAAGAAGAAATCAAAGAATACTTTGATGATTACATTGAAGAAAATATAGAGTGGTTTAAAGAAACTAGCCCCAACGATTGGAAAGACGAATTTCACCACAATGTTTTTAATACTGATTATTACATCATAGGAACTTATCAAGCTAAACAATGGCTTGGTGATATGGCTTTTGATGTTATCAATTTTATTAAAGAGTACGAGCAATTTAGTTTTGGTGAAGTTTATACCGATTTATCCGATCCAGAAAAAGTTGTGAATATGTATGTTTATATTATTGGTGAAGAAATTGTGAACGATTATTTAAACGAAATAGAGGAGGTAATGTAATGAATATAAATATATTAGAAAAAGAAATGCTTAAAGCTATTGGTATGGAAAAAGAAGGAGTAGAAAAAGAAAGTTCTTTTGATACTTTGGAAACTGTAGAAATGAGATTTTCTAATTTAGAACGCTTTTTAAAAAAGTTATGTAGAGAATATAGGGAGCAAAACTAATGAGTAAAATAGGTTGGATTCTTCACGAAATAGAAGATACAGAAATGGAGGTTGATGTTTTATGTTCACGCTATTTTATTAGTTGTGAACATCATTGGACAGACGACAAGGATTTTATCTTAGAATTAAAAGGTTTAGTTTCAACAGAGGCTTATCCCTTTATTGTTGAAAATGTCGAGGAGAGTTGGCAAGAATTTTTGTCTGAACTTCATTATGATAATTTAGATTCTATAGGGGACTAATGAACAAGCAAGAACTACTAGCCGATTGGCAAAAATTGAGCCTCGATAATGCTATTGACACTATCGAGGAACGACTATTTGGTTTAGGTAAACCAAACGATTACACAGACATTCACAAGCAAATGGATGACGCATGGGATTTAATTAAATACAAACTACAAGAGGAGGAAGCATGACAGCAGAAGAAATGTCAGATAATAACTTTATTAAATTTCAAGATGATTTTTATAATTTGCTAGAAAAATATGGAGTAAAAAATATCACTTGCGAACATAAAGAGTGGCAAGAAATATGCAAACTTAGAAATAAAGTTGCTGAATTTATTGAGCAAGAATTGTTTAAGGAGGAAGCATGAAAATAAATTACTTTAAAACAAATAAAGTCTTTCATAACTTATTTCTTGATAACTTAGAAACTGTTATAGACACTCACCCAAACTTAACAAAAGAACAGAAAGCACAATTAATAAAACCATTTTATGAGTTTTATGAGTTTCCTAAAAAAATGCACAAGCAAAAAGATGATGTTCTTATGCCTGTTTTTAAGACTGAAAAAGATAAATTTGGATTATTAACTGTTATTAAACCATTAAAGGAGGAAGCATGAAACGAGATTACAGTTGGTTAGAAATAGCAAAAATGCCCGAATGTTGTATGTGTTGTGGCAGTAGGGATATTAATTTAAAAACTAATGTTTGTTTATCTTGTGGCTCAGATGAGGGATTTTGGGCAGACGAACGAACAGATGAGGAGTATGAGGAAGCATGAGTAAAGCAAAAGAATTGTATGTAAGTGTACTAGATATAAAATTTTATGTATCTGATGAACATGGGAACGAAATTCTAAACAAAGACGGAACAACCAAAGAGTTTTATTTTAATGGTAGGTTAAAACCTTTGGAATATCTTTGTGAAGATATGACTGTTCAAGATTTAAAAGAGATAAAGGAGTCCGACAATGAAAGTATATGAGATAACAGTAAGTACAACTATACAAATAGACTCTGTAGATGACTATGCTGAGAGCAAAGACCATGCTATAGATATTATGTGGGATAGGTGGAGTGTATATAAAGACACTTTAGAAATAACAAAAGTAAAAACATGGGAGTCCGACAATGATTGAAATAATTGATACAGGTAGTGATTGGACAGGTTGGACTTTCAAAAGTAAAAAAGAATTAAAGAATTTTTTACAAGAAGAAAGTTGTAATGTTAGTGAATATTCTGAAGAAGAATATTACAAAGAAAATGCTGATGTTAGTTTAGATGAATATTGTGAAATGTATCAAATCACATATATAGAAAAGGCAATATATTTAATTAGATATAAAGGTTATAAACATACACATTTACTTGGTGATGAGTTTGAAAATGTAATTGATGCAGAAACATTTATAGACAGTAATTATATCGGTAAAGAGAAAAAGTTTTATACGATTGAGGAGCATATCTAATGGCTAATTATAGCAAGCAATTAAAAAATGCAGTTATGGATTTTGTGAAAGACGAAAGATTTTTTACAGATGATGCTGAATATATGCCTGTAGTAGTCGCTTTACCTAAAAAAGAATTTACAAATGAATACAAGATATACAAAACAGATTGGGTAGATGAAGATGATTTTTTAGTAGAGTTTGAGGATATTATTAAGATTGTTGATGAGGAGAAAAGCTGATGATTAAAATGCCGAATGATATTGATTTTACCTATCAAGAAAAAAGGTCTAATAAAGAGATTCGGATAGATAACTTATATCAAAGCTATTTAAGTGATTGTCNAGCCTACAAAGAGGTTTCTGTATCTAAAAATGTATGGCTACAGGCCAACAAAGATTTTTTATCTCAAAAATTAAAANAGGAGGAAGCATGAGTCAACCAAATCAAAAAGACTTAGGTCAAATTGCAGAAGCATTAAACGAGCATTATGGAAGAACTATGAATGGCGATTTTGAGCCACATCATTTATACAATGTGGTTATCTTAAATAAATATGTTCCAGATTGTCCCGCTTGGGTAGGCGATATAGCACTTGTTGTTCATGGTCAATCTTGTTGCAAAGATATTCTTTACAGAATAGAAGATAAATGGACATGGGTTGAAAGCATGAACGAAGGCGATTACGACCACAAAAAAGAATTAATATAGGAGGAAGCATGAAATTTACCAAAAAAGAAATGTATTTATTGGAGTATTGCTTTGATATGAATAGTGGCGATAACTATGTAAGAAATGAAATGTTCCCTGAATGGTTGAAGCAAGACTTTAATATTTCAAAAACAGAAGTAGAACAAATTTTCAAAAGTTTAGAAAAAAAGTTTAAAAAGTTTAATAAGGAGGAAGCATGAAGTTTAAAAAATCTAGGTTAGAACGTACTTGCAGTAATTGTGATAAAACAATTAATAAAGGCGATCTTTACGGACAAAAAACCAAAAGCATACCA